TGCCTTGCTATCTACTGTCATAGCTAAAGTTCAAAAGCCTCAGGTATTAAGAGGACTTAAAAATGGTTTCCCGTATCTAAAACACGAGCCCGCACTTGCAGTAACGGGGTCGACACAAAATGTCGGGATGGCGGGTGTAGAATACTACACGCATCGCCAAAAAATGTATGGTGGGTGTAGAATACTACACGCATCACCAAAAAAGGAAATCAAAGACCTTCAGTGAGAACCACCAAAATCTTTAACGGAGGAGGAGCCATAACATGCATCTGGAAATCATGACCTGCGGCTACCAAAGCTCGCACAACTGAATTAGGAGAAGTTACTATAGTGGGGTCAACGACTCCGCCACGCGGACAACACTTCGTAGCCAACACATTTACACTATCAAAGCTCAAAAGATCCTCATGAACAGGTTGCATAGTATAAGGGTAATCATAAGGAACTTCAAACTCTAATATTTGCCACACTCCATTATATGTACGTGTTATGCCATCAAAAGGACGGTACCGTATGTCCTTGGAAACATCGCCTTTGTACGACGATGTCCAAGTATTAAGGTACACTAAATCTTCTTGATCGGCACTCATTTCCACTTTAAAACGTTTAGATCCAGAAGTAAAGCGGCACATCACTGCACATAGCCAATCAAACGTTCCAGTAGTACTTGTAGTTCCAGCACTAGGGTTCAGGAATGAAATATCCACAAAATTATCAACAGCAAAGAATTTCCCATCGGTAAGGGAATACCGATTTAACAATTCCATAACCGTTGTAACATCCCTGGAATCTACCACCGGGGGAAGTGAACCTGTTATACTAGGAAACGAACCTCGTGAATGCAGAGTAGACAAATTCATTTGACCTTCTGCAACATCAACAGGTTGCGTGATGGACATAAAAGGGGACTGTGGATACTGCATAACCAGATCATCTGCAGCAGAACACATAACTAACACCACAACACTAGGATCAGACGCTGGTTGAGTTGTACTTGTTAACTCTGATATCAAAATATCCAACTGCGGCACAGGATGATACTTACTATACACCAGAGATGCCTCACCTCCTATATTATTTTCAGTTTTATATGTCCAATGAGAAAAATTCAAATACGGTATGGTGAAAAAATGATCTACCGTACCCTGAATAGATATCACTTCTGTATAAGTGTCACCTGCTTCTACAAAAGGTTCAGTTTTGTCGTATCGTACTTTCAACTCAACACGACCTGTAACCAAAGGTGATGTTATAAAACGAACATGCACCTTTAAAGAACCCCTTGCTCTCCTAAATAAATCTAATATTGTCGGATACCATCCTGTCATATAAGCCGGATACATATTAAGATCCACACTATCATTGGCTACATGTGTTTCAAGATGACGGAAACATTGTAACTTACACATATCGTACAAGTTAAAACCTTGGGAAGGTCCTTCCAACGGGACATCAGGCAATGATTGGACCTTAACTGCTCCCATAAACTGCTGGGATTGCGTATAAGTAGAACTTACCAAATCACCCCATGGTGCTATACGATATGGTTCTGCCTCATTGTTTACACCAACTGAACTTGTAACTTCCTGTACTGATCTCATTACGGTATTAACATCATTAGCTACGTCTGCTGCAGCACCAGCATAACCGGCCGCCTCTAATAACTCAGAAGATCCGGGTATAACATACTTATTCATGACGCCACCAAGCACTCCAAGCGTATTAGAGACATCCGAAAACATCTTATGTGCACGTTTAGGATTCATTTGTCCTTCAGCCATAGTTGGGCCCGCTAACGTTACATTCTCAAAATTAGCCCACACTTGTAAATGAAAGTATGGATTAACCAAATCGGGTAACAATGATTTTAACTCTTCCGTATGCAAGTATAAACTATTATGCGGAGTAAAATGATCATTGTCCGGAACTACACGAAGATATCGTATGGGCATCAAATCGAACGGACACACATATGGTATAACTATCTCTACCATCTCGCGGGCAGTTATATCTATCAACGTGGCATCCGGTGCGCACATAAGGTGTTTCCAAGTTAAACCCCTATTATTTATAACATTAATATCCATGTTATAAATAGGTGTTGCAAAAAACACCCCATATGTCGTAATGGGACACGATATTTGTAAGGTTACACGCATATCGGCCCGCATAAACGTATACCTTTTAAGTAAACTCTGAATCTGAGTATTACCCAAAAGTAACTCCCAAGGATTAACAATTTCAGTATCACCTGATTGCATAGTTATGGTTGCCACTTTATAAGATCGTTCTAAAAGAGGTTGCGGCTCTGGAATCGAGGCGCCACCAAAATATCCTTGTACGTCAATACACGGGGTTGATTCCTCAAGCGTTGGTTCAACATACACTTGTTCAGTCAATTGTTGTTGATTCACATCACTATCGGCATCGGTTGCAGGGTAAAGTCCCTGCGTACTATTATTATTTGTTTCGCTGATCTATTTATAGCATTAAGAATCCCAAGATCAAGAAATTCTCAGCTCAGTTTGGCTGGACCGTAGTCCAAATTTGCAGTAGCACTGTTTGCTTGCCAAAGGCAAACAGCGATCACACTGACTAACAAAAAAACATATCTGTTAAACTATCCGCGCTAAAAGCGTAGGAATCATCACAACCAGCATATGTTTTAACATGCCACTCTCGAAAATATTTATAATCGAGAGGACCTGTAATTACTGACGAAACATAGTTTCGTTTAACACCCTCAAGGTAAAGCTTGCTTCTAAAATTATTAAAAGCACGCTCACCATGATGGTACATCTCCATAAGTGCACACTTGATATTAGTATCAAGTGCCACATCAATTTCTAGGGTTTCTGTGCGTACCCAATGGATCATGCCATGTATAGCATCTAAACCCAATGGTGCACACATTACCGTTTCTGTAGACCGAAACCCACGGCCAAGAAAACTTGCATCTTCACGTTTTATGAACTCAGGTACGTCCAATGATTTATCCGGTGCAGTATAAATCATACCAAATAACGCAAAGTAAGGTTGAATCGTGCGCATATTATACCATTTCTTAACTCGATTGTGCACACAACCCAACGAGTCATCTCCATATACTTTTAATCTCACATTCTCAACCCATGGGTACTTTACACAATCCACCAACTGTGTATACGCATACCTATGTATGGAAAAAATCACCACACAATTGAAAAATGTGGTCAAATAGTGACCAGATGGATGTCCTCTATACAACTCAAACATACGTTTACCACGTATGCGTACCTGATACAGCACTGACATACAGCAAAACTTCAATTCTCTATAAAGTAAACTATCTATCTCATATTTATAAAACATATTCAAAAGACTACACATGCCATCTACAAATACAGGATGACATGACAAATCACAATTAGATAAATCTCCAGCTATAATATTGCCTTCCGATCCAAAACCATCCACAAATTCAGCGTACAATTTTTCCCATTGTACGGAGTGTGGATTAATGCCCACTGCACACGATGAACCCACTACATGTTTCTTCATGTATGCTAAAGCATCTCCAACCACTGCCTTTGTCCACCGCAAATGTTCTATAGAAACCCCTGTAAAACATCTCGGCAATTTTCCAGGTGCTACGGTCTCAGCTTTGAGATTTTCACAACACGAAATCATTGGTACTACATTATTACGTATCATAGTTGCAATTTCGTCCGAGACCGCTAACAGCTCCGGACCTGGTAACAGCATGTCATCACCATCGCGTTCATAAAGATCAGAACGTTTCTTACACAACACTTTTCCCAATAAACCTGGTGAAGTTGAAACATCAACTCCTACTAAATAACCGGGAATTCCATTATCCACTTGAAAGTCTGTTAATCGTTTCGTACGGACCTTTGATGGAACATGGAAAAAATCTCGTATAAAAAACGTCGGATCTTTACTTACCCGCAGTGCATACGGTATGGGAACTGGCGGTGAATGTGTTCTAGTATAATTAAGGTTATGTTTATACCATGGTGACAAACCGTCCAGTCCTGTGAGAGGACTAGGTACGCGATCCAACGGAAAAACAGAATCCCTATACCCTCCTACACCCTCGTTTCCACGAGGACCATAAATAGTAGGCACATAAGGATTTACTGCACGTCCTGTCACATCTTTACTTATCATGCCCAATGGTACCACACCACTGGGCATACATAAATCTCCTGACACAACTTTAGGTACATAACTCATAGCTCCTACACCTATATTATCTGTACAATCGTCCAAATACACCGGCATAAAAACACTATCCCCGTTGGCATATCCAACGTGTAAACCCAACAATTTAGTGCCTGATATATACGGATCTGAACAATCACCAGGTAAAGACGGTGTGTCATAAGCCATGTATCCTGCTTCATGATCCTTAACATAAACTTCTCCATCTACTTCAATCTTTGTACCATAAGGACGTCCAATACGAAATACATCGGGTACCACGTACGGTATAGAAACCTTTCTATTTTCTCCACTACCTAACACGCGAATAAGTCGCTCACTAGCTAACTGTGCCGTCCATTTTTTCTTCGGAACCAAGTAAGTAGACGGTAGCTTACCCAAATAACTATTTTTGGTAAACTCAAGACGCACTAAATCGCGCTTGTTTGATGTATCATTCATGTAATCATACAAAACGAAATCACGAGGAAGGAACATCTGTGATCCGCCTTGTTGAACAACACTATCAGAACACACCACCAATGTAGCTATTTCACCAAAGGCCCATAAAACATGGGAATGGAAAAATAAATATCTACCTAACGCAATACACTTACCTTTTACCTCTTCACCATCTTTAAACACTATGGCAAAATGACGTGTAATACTATTACGTGTTGTTATTGCCGCTAACTGTGCATCCTGCGCTTGCATACTATGTCCCGATGCAACATATTTAGTTCCTTGATCTTGCGTTCTACCTTTTCGCATAAACATCGGATTTTTATGCGTTTCTGAATGACCGCCAGCATAGGAATTAATCATGCGCATTATCAATTGTGTAATACCTGTAACCAAAAATCCAAATGCTGCACCTGCAAGTAAACTTCCTAAATACAATAATATTGTCGGTGTCCGTCTTGCAATAGCAAGATATAACGGTGTAAGAGAAGTTCGCATATCTGCAAACACACGAGATGAAAATAAACTTACGTGAGTGACCATGTGCTTCACAACACACTGCATTACTGCTACCAAGTCATTAACACGTCTACGCATAGGCGTAACTCTAGCTTTGCCTTTAGCAAAAAACGCACCACACACGTGATGATCATGTAACTCACGACACATGTCCACATCTTTATCACCATTATCACGTCTCTCACCCAAATGAAATCCACATATATTCCATAAGAATCTATTTAAACTTAAATTTGGTGGCGCCTCTAAAATTCGTTTTGTACAATAAATGAGTGCTTTATTGTGCAAGATAACACCTTTATCGTGTCGTGCATACCGATAATAATTTGATACCAGTGTATTAAATTGATCTTCATAAAAAGAAGGTAATAACACTCCGTCCAAACTATCCGCGGCACTTTGCAACGTATCATAAACTTCAGCTTCCCAATCTTTTGTAATCCGGGATACATTAACAACCACACGATACATAAGTTTATGAGCAAACACCATATTGGCAAAAGGAACCTTATAGGTTTGAGGAATCACATCCATCCCATTAACATATTTCATGTTCACATATGTCATTGCATCACTGCTCAAGTCAGGAAATATCTCCTCAAGATCTATCACACTCAACCGCTCACAAGCAAGTTGTATTGCCTCATCCAAAGTATTACATTGGTCCAAACTCTCACATATACTCTCCCAAACATTATCATCATGATCTGCATAATGAGTAAAAATTGCACTACCATTTCCACTCGAAGAAAATACCACTGATGAAGAATCTCCATCCTCATCATCCGTAGTGTTACCCCAGGTAAACAAACGTTTCATCATATGCCCTGAAGCATGTTCATCACTGTCAAGCAGCTCTTCATAACTTATGTCGTCTGCACAATCTGCCATAAAACTACCAGAACTGTAACAAGACGCACTCGCAGAACTTGATAAGCGCTCAACAAAACGCTCACCATCATAAACGTCCGTGCTACCTTCAAAATGTTGCGGAAATGTGGTTTCACAATACTCGTCAATATCACCCATATGGTCTGTTATTGGCTTAGCGCTAATTCTTTCGGTGTAATCAGTTAATATCATATCCATAAAATCTTTAAAAGACAACCAAATGCGCTCCGAATATCCTTTATCCGTACTAATGGTTCTTTTCCAAAATTCAGAAGAAGTTCCAGCATACAAATGTTTATGTTTCATTGCATGTTCCGTAACAGTAACATACCAGCCTGTTGCGACATGTTTACCTGCTGTAATTTCATCACCCCTTCGTAATTCGAGAGGATAATGTATACGCTTAAACAAGGCCTCTGGATCAGTCAACTGAATTTCCCCCCATTTAGTGAAATTCGTAGTGTATATTACAAGTGGTGAATCAAAAACATCGGTTCCTTTGCTTTTACAATCCGCAAAATTTAACGGATAAACACCATTGTTTATTATACCTAATAACTCCAACAATTGGGCATCCCTTGTTACAGCCTGTGAACTAGCCAAAAACTCATCCACAATATAAGCTATTTGATGATTGTATCCATCCCAATACTCACTATCCTTTGCTTTAGAAAAGTACGTATGGGCATCATACATATGTAAACCATGAGTCTTATAAAATGCATGTACAATCTTAATTATTGCTGATATCATGGTCGTTTTACCCTGATTTACAGCACCTGAGAGCATTATAGAAATAGGTACTATGCGTGAATCCGCCATATTAGCTGCGTTTACCACACACTCATACCACTTAAATAAATCTCTTTCCGCACGTCCTAGCGTTGTTCCTAACGCCTTATCTCTAATTCCAGCTGATCGTAACGAAGCCGTATTACTAGTATGCCACCTATAAGAACTTCTTACGCGCTTACATAGCTCGCTATCATTAGACAACCTCATATGTAAATTAGGCACATCACGCAAACTTTCCACCTCCGCCAGATGATTATTAATATCATCGTCCATATCTGCATGTATCCACATCTTATCACCCGTTATATGATATGCTGCCATACGAAACAAGGGCTCAACATTAGTTAATATTGTCTCAATGAACGATGCTCCATAGTTTATATTACGCAAACAATTGGAAACTTCATTCGCAGTAGTAGGCATTCCCGTAATGACTTGTACAGTCATAATTCCAAAACGCACCACTAATGGTTGTATGTGTTCCCACATGTGACCTTCTGCTAATTTAGATGTGTCCTCTGTTTCCGTTTGCCGCCATTGTGATGGCGTCAATGTAGGGAACAGAAGATTTTTAAGAAAAATGGTAAATGCATGAACCTCACCAATTATATGTCTTACCATAAATAATACTAATGATGTTGCAATTACAGTTCCAACTACTTTCATAACCAATAAAGCAGCCTCTGCAAATTCGTCAGACACACCAAGCGTAAGGCACTCAGCCAATTGGGCTCGCATGGCCTCAAACATTTTACTTGCTACATCTTTGTACGTATCCTGTGGAATATCCAATATTGCATCATTCAACATACCTGTAAAAGAACTTTGAAACATGTGACCCCGGGAACAGTCTACACGCGAACGTATTAACGTTTTCATAATATCCTTAAAACGAACATGTTTTTTAACCGTAGGATGATACATAAGTGTAAAATGGAACATGTAATTCCACAAAAACTCTCCGGTCTTATCACCTTTAGGTAATCTATGATTATCTATCCACACTTGGTATCCCGATGACATCATAGTCGTTGCATGGGGTACAATACCTGTCATGCGTATGGCTTGAACAACCCGACGCGCTATATTGTCAAATTTTAAACGTCCTACGTTAAAATACCCATTCTCCACCAAATCAGAGATTGTTCTATGGCACTTACTAACGTAAGCCATAAAATTACGTTCCGTGATAACAGGATATCTAGCCATAATACGTGACATCATATCCTTATAATCTTCTATGCAATCAGTCTCTAAAAACGGTATATTCGGTGCTTCCATGTGCATGTACGCACACTCAAGCTCACCAAAGACACCATAATGGTGCTTATCTCTTTGGATCCGACAATACTGTTTGCCACTACAAGATTTTCTACTCACGACGTAATCGGGATCAAAATCATTAAGCAACGCTGCGTACTCGCGCTTAAAATTTGTACTCGACTCGTCTTCATATTGATTATTTGCTAACGCAAGTGTCAAACGCTTATGTCGCGCATGATCATCTTCAAAATCACGTTCAACAGTGATATTATGAAATAACATTCCTAAATCATCTGCTTCATCTTCATCAGAATCCATAGGAAATTCTGAATAATTGTTGGTAAATCTTCCTGCTGTTCCGTTTCCAACATCAGTATAAAATCCCCTTGGTACAGGAATCCTAGATTCTACAAGCCTCTTATGGCAGGCTTGAGAAAATTTGTGTGTTACATTTGCTGGTCTCCCTCCCATGCATGTTTCGTCACATGGGACATATTTAATCGTATTATTACTACTATTAGCGATGTCTGTTAATTTCAAGCTTGACCCCGTGGCATTCATCATTGCCGTACCGGGCGCTTGGAGAAGGATTAAAACTATTTAGAATTAACACTTGTCTATAACTCAACTTTCACTCAAAAATAATATAAATTATATACTTGCTAGGTTTGTAGATGATAATCTAGTACGTCTAAGGTAACACCTATATATCCGCCGGATATATAAGTTAAAGCTACCCATCTTGGATAGTAACAAAATCAAAAGGTTTGTTGCGGGTCTTGAAGCCGCCCACCCCCAGTTTGTAAATTTAATTAATATTTTTAAAAGCTCCATAATTTTGTCATAGAGTAGCATCTTAAAGAGGCGTTATTAATCATTGAGGAGTTACCCTCATCCCCTTCATCAAATAATAGGACACGAATCAGCTTACATCTCAATTTGCTTCATGGTGCCATCTAACTATTTGGTCAATTTTCAAAAGTTGCTCTAACTTTTGATCTTTTGGATTCCTAAAACTTGCAATTTTAGGTGGTGATCATATGTTCATATCATTACTTCCGTGAGTGGTGGATGTAAAACATATTAGTTGTATTAACGTAAGAACTACGCTAATGGTCGTTCAGTCTTTAAAACTTCGAAGGATTACCAGGGCGAAAATGGGTTTTAAGCCGGGGAGGGGTATAGGGGAGGGTTGATAAAATCTTATGAGAGTAAAAATGTTATCGAGTAGGTTTGGTTTCGATAGTATGTAAATCACAGAATGAAATACAAATCAATTAAGGTAACACAGAATGTAATTACCAAAACCGTGTGTCACAAAACACAACCACAGAATGGTTGTTAATGTCTTGCGACAATTTGAAAATATAGGTGGACAGATGTCC